TGTGGCTCACGCCGCTCTCCAGCCTGCTCCGTTCCGACGTTCATACGCCGTGATCGCATCAACCACCGACTGACCGATCATGCCGGGATCGCCGACACCGGCCTGCACAGTGATGTTGTAGGTCGGTCCGCCGAGACCGCCGCCTCGGATCTGGTCGAGGGGCACTACCGCCTCAGGACCGGCCTCACCGATCACAGCGAGCGTCGCACGATTCACGATGCCACCATCGGCGAGCAGCGGGATGTCAGGTACGCCGAGGGTGAACCCGTCGTAGCCGATAGGTCCGATTGAGAAGCCGGGAACACGGAACTCCAACCGGTTCCAGCCACGGATAATGAAGTTGATCGCTTCCTTGAAGGCGTTTTTGATGCCGTCCCACATGCCGAGGGTGGCTCGTCCGATCTTGTCGGGAAGGCCACGAAGGAAATCAAGTGTCTCGTCGAAGAAGGTGCCGATGAAGTCTCCGATGGCGGAGAGGGAGTCGGTGACGATGCCCTTGAGGGCTTCCCAGACACCGGAGAAGTCACCTTTAAGCAGGGCGGTGCCGACGTCAAAGATTCCTCGGATGACGGCGAGAGCGATCTCGATAGCGTTCTCGATCGCTTCGAAGGCGACGATGACGATCATCTTCATGGCATCCCAGAAGATTTCGAATACCGGTCGGATGTAGTCCACGAAGCCGAGGATGATGTTGGTGGCGGTGGCGACGAAGTCGGCGAGGGCGGTGATGATGAATTCGAGGATGGGTGCGACGAATTCGGCGATCCGTTGGAACAGGGTGATGAGGAAGGTGATGGCGGATTCGAGGGTGGCGACGACGTTGTCGTTGAACCATCCGGCGAGCGGACCCAAGTTCTCCTTTATTGCATCAACCGCATCAGAGATAGCGGTAGAAATTGCGTCCCGGACGGCGAAAAACAGATCAACAACTAAATCGATGGCAGGTTGGATCGATTCGAATGCCGTGAGCAATGCAGCCCATGCGGTCTGAACAAACTCCCACACAACCTCGGCTGCGGTTTGGATCGCCGCCCACACACGATCAACCACCTCACGAACAGATTCGAACCGCTGATAGGCCACAATAAGCGCACCAACCAATGCACCGATCGTGATGATGATCAACAGGATCGGGTTTAGTGCCAATACAAAGTTGAGAGCAAGATTTGCTGCCGTGAACAACAGCGTGGCTCCTCTGGCTGCTGCTGTAGCGGTCTGGTAGGTGATGAGTGCGGCGACGATACCGCCGATTGCGCCAGCGGCAACAGCCAGTTCGTCATTGTAATCCTCCACGAATTTCTTGCCTCGTTCCAACTCGACGCTCACTTGGTCTCGAACCGAAGCCGCCATGTCGTCAGCAGCGACCCGGACCTCCTCATACCGGTCACGCAGCAGACCGAGGGCTGCCCGCATCCGTTTCACGCCTTCTTCGATCTTGAACACGGTCTCGACAGCAAACATCTCAAAAGCCGGTAGGACTTTGGCGAGAATAAAGTCGACGAGTTGATTGAAATACGGCAGCAGCAAAAGGCCAACCGTTTCTGACACCTGTGAGATGCCGACACGCATCTTGTCGCTTGCGTTCGCTGTCGCCTCGGCTGTCCCACCAACCTGTGCCTCGATCTCGGTAAGAACGATGTTTTGCGCCTCAAGCATCTGGCCCGACTCAACCAGACTCTTGATCAGACTTTTCTGATCTTCGGTGAATTGGATGCCGGAGCGGGAGAGTGCGGTGAGACCCTTGATCGGGTCGTTGAGTGCTTTACCGAGTTGTTTGGCGTTGTCGGTGGCTGAACCAAATCCGGCTGCAGCCATGTCAATTGTGAGTTTGGTCGCCCGATCGAATGCGCCGCCATACTCGTCTGCGGAGACAGCAAGTTCTTTAAATGTGAGGAGCAGTGCTTGAGATTCTTTGATGGTGTTCTGGTTAACACCGGTGAGTCTGGCTTGTTCTTCAGCGAACTCTCGTAGTCCGTAAGCAACTGTTGAGGCTTGGTCTCCGAACAATCCCATCGAGGTGGCGATCTGTTCGAGTCTGGCGTTGGCTGTTGCTGCGGCCTCACCCGCTTGGATCGATTTGACAGCAAACGCTGTTGCTGCAACCCCCATCGCTGCCCCGGCTGCTGCCACCAGTTTGGCTGCGCCCTTTGCTGCACCACCGAGTTTGCCGAGGGCACCTTCGGCTTCCGCCATCCCCGCCTTAAATTTGCGGGGATCAGCGTTGACGAGAACGTTGATTACTGAGCGACCGGCCACGGCAGAATCCTAATCCAGATCGTATTTCTTGATTAGCCCGTTGATGCCTTCGTCGTAGACGGCGATCACTTGGTTGCGGCGGGCGTCAAGGGCTTCGTACAGGAACGGTTGTGGGTAGATGCCTCGGGCATGCCAGCCGAAGTGGATCGGTCCGGCGTACTGGTATCCCTGCCGGTTGTAGCCTGCCCGCACTCGAGCGGTTTTCTGTGTGCCTGATGCTCGGAGCGTAGAGGCGAGTCGTCCGGTACGCCGAGGCACGATCCCAAGTGTCTTGTTCTGGACAATGATCGCAGCCTTCTGGTTCAGGTCTTTCAGGGCTGCCCGAGCGCCATCCCGATCCAGATCGTCGGTGATGTGACGGATCGCACGACGTACTTCGTTCAGCCCTTCGATTCGGACTGGAAGCCGTCTGTCTGCGATCATCGCCGCTTCGCCTTCGCCTTCTCCGCTTCCTTCGCTTGATCTTGCAGGACTGCGAGTATCGCCTGCAACATCCTCTGATCCTCTAAGAGGTGCTGTGGGGCGATGCCGGTTTGGACGGCGACAGCAGCAACAGTGTAGGTCAGGCTGTCCCGTCTAAAGGGGCAGCATCTTCGCTCACCACGTCGACGCTGACGATCTCGTCAAGCCACGAGTCGAACGGTTTCACGACCTTGCCTGAATAGTGCATGGCCTTCCAACCGAGCCAGTAGATGTGTTCCATCTTGAGATCGTTCTCGAACGCCTTGCCGATTCCCGTCTTGAACTGGCGTTCGAATTCGACCTGCACCTTCGGGGTGACAGCGAAGTCGCCTTGAGGACCGTCGTTCGTGGTGACAGCCAACTTGATTGCGATCATGGGCAGTGAACCTTTCTAGGTTTGATCAACTGGTGGCGGTCGTGATCGACCCGGAGACGGGCCAAGTCACGGACGCCGAAGCGAGGTCGCCGACAGCGCCGTTGAGGAGCGGCCACTCGGTGACGAGCACCGTCATCGTGAACGAAGGGTTCGTGGCGGAGGTCGTGTCATCGACCGGCTTCACGATCACCTCGGTCGTTCCGCCCACCAACGGTGCGATGGTGGCGTGAACTTCGGTCGCCGAAAAGTCTTCGTGGAAGTCGAGCGAGATGCTGTGGTCGCCGAGACCGGCGATGCGGGTGACCGCCGTGTCACCGAATGCGGTTGTAGCAACCTCGGCGTAGGACTCGGTTACGGAAACCGAGGCAACGTGATCTTCTAACTGGACGCCTCCGACCGAGATCGAAGGATTCGTGAGCACGAACTTGGCCATTTTCAGTTCTCCTCAGGAGAGTCTTGGGAATCGGTATCCGGCTTGGGAGCCGTTTTCGGAGCAGACTTGGCTGCCTTCGCCGGGGCGATGTGTCCCGACTTCAGCAAGTGTACGACATTGCCATGTTGGAGATCGTCATCATCCACGATGCTGCCGGGGGCGTGCCCACAAACCTTCTTGTTAGAGATGATCTCGTACTTCGCCATCGCTGCTCCTATGCGTGAATTCTAACACTGAGGTCTGCCGCCAAATAGGTGGCATCGCCTTGTGTCAGCATCCGAATGTTATCAGCCCGCTCTACCAGCAGGGTTTGGCAGACACCGCCGAGGGTGCGGTCGCCTTCGATCGCTGCTCGAACCGATTTCGCACCGGAGTAGGACAGGTATTCGAACAGGCTGCGTTGGGCTGCTCGATCGGCGGTCCGTCCGACGATGATGGTGACGGTCCATTCGTGGCGGGCGTCACCACCGGAGAAGCCTTCCCAGTAGTTGACGACGTCGGGGAGAACGAAGGCGCACGGCGGGGCGAATACGTCCGGGACATGGTCGAATACTCGAAGTCCGGTGATGGTGGCGAGCCGTGTTTCGAGTCCGTCGGCTTGCTGCTGGATGGTTGCTGCCATTAGGCGACCAGTACGGGATCTCGACGGTATGGGGCGAGGAGGGCGGCGGCGACTGGGTGCATTGCTTGGCGGAGCCGCATGATGCCGATGTCTCCGAAGCCTGCGATGCCGAGTGGGGCGTCAGCGCTCTT